TTCTATTACGGCCGTAACTGCAAACATAACAACCGGAAATATCACAACTGCAAATGTTAGTTCTCTTACGGCCGTAACTGCAAACATAACAACCGGAAATATCACAACTGCAAATGTTAGTTCTCTTACGGCCGTAACTGCAAACATAACAACCGGAAATATCACAACTGCAAATGTTAGTTCTCTTACAGTTAGTACACTACCTTCAGGTAGTATTGTTCTTGTAGGATCAAATGGATTAATTACAACAGATGCCGATATTACATTTAATACCTCAAATAATACTTTAACTGTAGCAAATCTTGTTGTAAGTGGCACACAAACAATCATTAATACAGATCATCTGACAATAGAAGATAAAAATATTGTATTAGCGAACACATCTTCCCCAAGTGACGTTCTTGCAGATGGCGGTGGCCTTACATTAAAAGGCACAACAGACAAAACATTTAATTGGGTTGACAGTACAGATTCTTGGACATCAAGTGAACACCTTGACATTGCTACTGGAAAGTCTTTTAAGATAAATGGAACAAATGTTTTAAGTGCAACACAATTAGGAACAGGCGTAACTAATTCCAGTTTAACTAGTGTTGGCACAATTGCATCTGGTACTTGGCAAGGAAATTCAATTTCTACAACGTATACTGATGCAAAAGTTGTATCGATTGTAACATCAGGTGGATTAATTAGTGCTAATTCATCAACAGGTGTCGTGTCACTTTCTGCATCAGCAAATACTGCAACAACTGGTAAAGCAATTGCAATGGCTATCGTATTTGGTAGTTAACACAATATAAATAGACAAAAATCTATAGAAGGAAACTCAAATGGCAGACTTAAATATTGTAGGCGTAACAACAATTAATGGAAGAACAACAGCAACTTGTTTAAATAATGGTGGATTATCGGCTGTAGTTACTAATACATATGGAAATAGTAAAACATTTAAAATAAACAATGTTATACTATCTTCAAATTCAATTAGTTTAACACCTGCAACCGCAAATGTCATGTTTTATGATTATTCTCAGTCGAATGCACAATTTCCAATTGTTTCTAGACTTGATATTGCGTCAAATGGTGCTATTGATATTTTATCAAAACCTCTTTATCTGGAAGAGGGGGATAGACTAACGGCTAATACATCATCAAATAATACTGTTACAATTATTGTAAGTTATGAGGAGTTAGCTTAAGATGGATCAAGTACAAAAAAGAAGAAATGAATCTGGAAGATGGACTTTAAGAGATTCTCATCGAGCATTAACAAATGGTGGATTAGACGATCAAAAAAGATACAACGTTGAACTTCTGATTGTCGGCGGTGGCGGCACAGGTGGGCAAACTATATTTGGACAAAACGGAGGTGGAGGAGGCGGCGGAGGTATTGTATACTCTGATTCTCTAGAACTTGTTGCTGGATGTCAATATCCAGTTGTTGTTGGTGCTGCCGGATCTACAAGTAGTTTTTGTCTATCACATTGTGGCGTAATCTTTTGTGCATTTGGTGGAGGTGCTGGCGCACAACCATTTCATAATGGATATGTAACTGGTGCTGCTGTCCCAGGAGGAAGCGGCGGCGGAGGTACTTACAGCGGTGCCGGTATCAATCCTTATTCACCAAGTGAAAAATCACAAAGCAGGGCATATAGACGAATTGCAGATGGAGGAAGAAGCACTCAAGCCACATATATTGCTTCTTTAGGATTTCCAAACGTAAGAGGATATGGAAATCCAGGAGGACATTCTAATGGCGCCGGCGATGGATGTGGCGGAGGATTTACCTCCGGAGGAGGATCAACTGGTGGAGGAGGTGGAGCAGGTGCTGCTGGTCAGCCAGGAGCCACAACTGCTGGCTATCAAGCACCTAGTGGTTATGGTGGTGATGGCGGTGAAGGATTATATTTTAATATTTCCGGATCAATGGTTGGTTATGGAGGAGGTAGTGGTGGAAGTACAACTCCTGGAGGATGGACTGGCCAGCCAGCGCATCCAGGCGGCCCAGGAGGCGGCCCAGACGTATTCTTTCCCTTTGGGTGTGCAAACTGCGAAAATCCGCCAGGAGCAGCAGGTCCTGGATGGTATCGAAACGCCTTAAGAAATGGTGGTCAGAGTGCGGTAGATTTCGGTGCAGGAATTACCATGTTTTGCGGTCAGCAAATCCAGGTCGGTGAAGGCGGCCAAACGCACTGGATGGGTCAACCAGGTGTCGCAAACCGAGGTGGTGCTGGAGGCGTTTCTTCAGGAGGCGGTCCAAGAAATCCAGGTGGTTGTCCTGGAGGTTCTGGTGTTGTGATTCTTCGTTATCCAGGAGGACAAAGAGGAACTGGAGGTAATACAATTACCACATCTACTTCACCATTTACTTATACAGTTCACACATTTACCGGGTCTGGTACATTCTGTGCTTAAATTAATAGAGGATAAAAATGGCGCATTATTCTAAATTAGATGAGAATAACATTGTTATTGAAGTTATTGTCATTAATAATGAAAATGAATTAGATGAAAATGGAATTCTTAATGAAGCCGTAGGTGTCGAATACTGTAAAAATGTAACTGGGCACGAAAATTGGAAAAAAACTTCATATAACACATATCGAGGTGGTCATCCAAATGGACTTCCTTTTAGAAAAAACTTTGGTCAAATTGGATATACATACGATCCAATAAGAGATGCTTTTATTGAACCAAAACCGCATTCATCATTAGTAAGTTGGATCCTTGATGAAGACGGGTGTTACTACAAACCACCAAAAAAGCATCCAAACAATGGATATTCATATCAGTGGGATGAATCAACTACATCATGGATTAATCCTGTAAAATTAAATGATTGGCATATAGAATATGGTGATCCAGAAAGACCTGATGATTACATTAATTATTGATTGAAAGGATTTTTTCATGAATTTAAATGAAATGATTGATGAGTTTGCTTCTGAATATTATTCTTGCATGGTGGTTGGCATGACATCAGCAATGGCATCAATTCGACCTGGAGCAAAATATGTTTTAGATCCAAACAAAGGATTTATATATTGGGACGATCCAAATGGATTGGAACCCCCAACAAAAGAAGAATTAGAAGAAGTAATTTCTAGACACGAAAAGATTGCAAATCATTTTCAATATCATTATGACAGACATCATGAGTATCCAAATATTGAAAGTCAATTGGATTTAATTTGGCACGACTTAAATGAAAATAAAAATTTAAAAGATGGTGATTGGTTCAAAATGATTAAATCTATTAAAGAAAAATATCCAAAATCAGAACCATCAGAAGACATATATTTCTAAATCAAAAGCCTTTCTAAATGAAAGGCTTTTATTTCTTCTCTTAATTATAAATAGAATAAAAAAGGGGAGAACATGGCAAAACCAGCAACAAGAGAACAATTCAAACAGTATTGCCTAAGAAAACTCGGAAAACCATTACTTGAAATTAACGTTGATGATGATCAAGTTGAAGATCGCATCGACGAAGCAATTTCTTATTGGCAAGATTATCATTTTGATGGATCAAGCAAAATATATCTTTCACATCAAGTCACAGCAGAAGATATATCAAATAAGTATTTGACAATACCATCAACCTATACTGGTGTTACAAATATTTTTCAAATAGGCAATAGCTACTCAACAAACAATCTTTTCAATTTGAGATATCAAATTGCATTGAATGATCTATACGCATTCAATGTTACACCATTTTCTCCGTATTATATGGCTCTTCAGAATGTAGCACTTGCAGAAGAATTATTTGTTGGAAGACAATCTTTAAGATTTAATCGTCATCAGAACAAACTTTATATTGATATGGCTTGGGGCGAAAAAGTTCTTGTTGGTGAATACATTGTTGTTGAAGCATATGAAGCAACCGATCCAGAAACGTATACTGACGCTTGGTCCGATTGGTGGCTACAAGATTATGCGACAGCACTTATCAAAAAACAGTGGGGAGAAAACCTCAAGAAATTTGAGGGACTTTCAATGCCAGGAGGCATAACATTTAACGGACAGAGAATTTGGGACGAAGCGTCCGAAGAAATTCAAAAATTAGAAACTGAAATGATTAATTCATTTAGTTTGCCTGTTACAGATATGGTTGGATAATATGGCTCGCAATCGATATTTCAATCAGTACAGTCTGATTGCATCAGAGCAAAGTCTTGTTGAAGAATTAATTATAGAATCCATAAAAATTTATGGCGTAACAGCATATTATCTTCCTAGAGAATTAAACAATATTGATAGAATATATGGCGAAGATGTAACTTCTAAATTTGAAGACGCACTTGAAATGGAATTATACATCAAAAGCTATGATGGATTTCAAGGGCAAGAAGATTTTATATCAAAGTTTGGTCTTCAAATTGACGAATCAATCACCTTTGTTGTAGCACAAAAGCGATTCACACAATCGCTTAAAACTTCAATTCTTACCGAATATAGTTATAATTTATTGAATGAAGACGGCGAACAACTTCTACTTGATAGAACAGATGCTTGGGATTATTCTGCAATTCTTAGACCAAGAGAAGGCGATTTAATTTATGTTCCAATGCTACAATATATGTACGAAATTAAGTTTACCGAAAACATTGAAAACTTTTTTCAATTAGGTAAGTTATATACTTATGAAATGCGTTGCGATAGATTTGAATACTCATCTGAAGAAATCAATACCGATGTTACAGAAGTTGATGCAATTGAAGATGAATATAGTCTTTCTACAACTATTGCTGAAAAATTACTTGATGAAGAAAGTAATCTTCACATTCTTGAAGATGGAACATACATTGTCAATGAGGGCGACATTATTGTTGCTCAAGAAGTTATTGCGGACAATGAAGAAATCGAACAGAAAATTATTGACGATGATATTATTGACTTTACAGAATTTAATCCATTCGCAGAAACAAGGACTTATTAATTATGATGTTCGGACACGATTTTTATCACGGAACACTAAGACGCTATGTTATAATGTTTGGAAATCTATTCAATGAAATACAAATTGAAAGATATGACAAAAATGGCACAAAAACACAGACACTTAATGTGCCTATTGAATATGGACCAAAACAAAAATTCATTACAAGAATTACAGCAGACCCAACATTGAATCGTCCTATTTCAATTACGCTTCCTAGAATTGGATTTCAATTTGTTTCTATGGCTTATGCTCCATCCAGAAAACTAAACAGTTCACATAAGTTTACGGTAGGACAAAACACTGGAGGGCTTGATTTTGATTTTGTTCGCGTACCAGTTCCTTATGATATGAATTTTTCTTTGTATGTGTTTGTTCGAAATGCTGAAGATGGCACAAGAATTATTGAACAAATTTTGCCATTTTTTACACCGGATTGGACGGTTACAATGAAAGTATTGCCCGAACTCAGCATTAACATGGACGTTCCTATAGAACTTATATCTGTAACTTCAGATGATCAATATGAAGGAGATTTTGAAACAAGAAGAGTTCTTACTTGGCAATTAGATTTTACTGTTAAAGGTTATCTATTTGGACCTGTTACAAAATACAAATACATTTCTAATGTAGACATTACAACTAAAATTGAAGGCTTTGATGTAACTGTACAAGAATTAGATGGGGATGAAAACTTTATTATTACTGAAACAATAACTTCTTCAAATCCAAAATGAAAAAACCAATCGAAGAAAAATTGAATGATATTTTTGATATTGTTCCTAAAGAAAATCAAGAAATCATAGTTAAAGAAACTATAGATATATCTGAAAATTATACAATTGAAGATGATTATGAATATGCAAGAAAAAATTTGCGTATACTTATTGATAATGGCAAAGATGCAATGGATAATTTAACATTTCTTGCGAAAGAGGGCGAATCACCAAGAGCATATGAGGTTATTGGTCAATTAATTAAAACACTCGCAGAAACAAACAAAGACCTGTTAAATTTAGCAAAAACTAAAAAAGATATTCAACAAGAAAAAGAAGAAAAAACTTCTCATGTTACAAATGCTTTATTTGTCGGAAGCACAACAGAATTACAAAAATTATTATCTAAAAAATGAAATTAACACAATATCTAGGAAATGTCAATCTCAAGGCTTCCGGTGTATTAATAGGATTTACGCAAATACAAATTGAAGAATATAAAAAATGTTCTGAAGATTATATCTATTTTATAGAAACTTATTGCAAAATAGTAACACTTGATCATGGATTACAGCCATTTAAATTATATGATTGTCAGAAAGAAAAATTAAACATTATTCATAATAATCGTAAAGTCATATTGATGGAGCCCAGACAACAAGGAAAAACAACAACATCTGCCGCATACATTCTTTGGTACACTTTATTTCAGGGTAGTAAAACCGTAGCAATTCTCGCAAACAAGGCAACGGCTGCAAGAGAAGTTTTACATCGATATCAATTAATGTATGAAAATCTTCCTATGTGGCTACAGCAAGGTGTTACAACTTGGAACAAAGGAGATATTGAATTAGAAAATGGTTCAATTGTTTTCACCTCAGCAACAAGTAGGGCAGGCATTCGCGGCAAATCAGTTAATTTATTGTATGTGGACGAAACAGCAATTATACCAAATAATCTTGCCGAAGAATTTTTTACTTCGGTTTATCCAACAATTTCTGCTGGCGAAACCACAAAAATTTTGCTTTCTTCAACACCACTTGGATATAATCATTTTTGGAAATTTTGGAATGATGCCGAAAATAATCGCAATGGATTTGTTCCTTTATTCATACCTTATTCAAGAATACCTGGACGCGACGAAAAGTGGGCCGAAGAACAACGCAAACTTCTTGGTGATCTAAGATTTAATCAAGAAATTTTATGCAACTTTTTAGGATCAAGTCTTACATTGATTGCGTCCGATATAATATCACAATTATCGCCATCACCAACGGTATATAGTAAAAATGGATTGGACATATACGAAAAGGTTGAAGAAAAACATATTTATGTGATTATAGCCGATACTGCAAAAGGTGTTGGTGGTGATTATTCTGCATTTCAAATTATTGATGTAACATCAATTCCATATAAACAAGTTGGTAAGTATAGAAACAATGAAATTAGTCCGCTACTTTATCCATCTATTATTTACAAAACCGCAAAAGAATTCAATGACGCATATGTTTTAATTGAAATTAACACTTCAGAGCAGGTTGCAGATATTTTATATGGAGAATATGAATATGAAAATATTATTTTTGTAAATAGAACAACTAATGGACAAGTCGTTTCAGGAGGCTTTGGGGGTGGCAAATCACAACCTGGTGTCATTACTGACAAAAAAGTAAAACGAATTGGGTGTTCTAATTTCAAATCGCTTACAGAAGAAAAAAAAATGCTTATATGTGATGCCGATACTATATCGGAAATTTCTACTTTCATTCAAAAGAAAAACAGTTATGCAGCGGACGAAGGATATCACGATGATTTAATTATGCCATTAGTTCTTTTTTCTTGGCTTGCAACAAATCCATACTTTAAAGAATTGACAAATGTTAATTTGAGAAAGGAAATTTATGATGCCAAAATTAAGATGATTGAGGAGGAAATTGTTCCTTTCGGATTCATAAATACTGGACACGAAGAACACATTGAGGTGGATCAAGCAGGCCAAGTATGGGTTGAAGATTATACCACAAATCCGTTTTTTTATAAATAAATTGAAAATCACCTGATTAAATAAAAAACATCATAAACAAGGAGAATTCAATGGCTATTAGTCTTATCTCACCAGGAATCAAAATCACTGAACAAGATTTGGTTTCTTCATCACCTACAGTAGCCTCAACAACAGGTTCGATTGCAGGACAATTCAATTGGGGACCAATCAATGAACCAACCGTTGTTGTTTCTGAGGCTGATTTGGTCGCACAATTTGGTAAACCAAATGCTACAAATATTGTAGACTTTCTTTCAGCAGCAAACTTTTTAGGTTATTCACAACCTCTATATGTTGTTCGTGCTGCAAATACGACAGCGGCAAGTGGTGCAGCAGGAAAAGCTACAAATGCTACCGCAAATGGTACAGGACAATTAATTGAAAATCAGGATCAGTACATTCTAAATCCTCCATCAAATCTTGGAACATTTGTTGCTCGTTATGCAGGTGAATTAGGAAACTCAATTAAAACATCTGTTTGTGCATCTTCAAATGCATGGTCAAACACATTAACTGGCACATTTACTGTTGCGGCTGGTGCAACATTAGTTGTTGGAGCAGGCTCGGCAGCCAATACTGAATTGGTTGCTGGCGACTATATTATTCTAGGAGATAGAACAATTAAGGTCGCATCAATTACAAACACAACTCATTTTACACTTGAAACCGCACATTTAACTGGTGCGTCGGGAGTAACGGGAACTCGTCGTTGGGAATTTTATGGCGAATTTAGTGCAGCGCCAGGAACATCATCTTATGCATCTTCCAGAGGTGGTGCGAATGATGAAATGCATATTATTGTTGTCGATGAGGACGGTGCAATCACTGGTGTTGCAGATACAATTTTAGAAAAATGGGAAGCAGTTTCTAAAGCTAATGATGCTAAAGGCGAAAATGGTGGTTCAAATTACTATAAAGATGTTGTCAATGATCGTTCACAGTGGATTTATTGGGGCGAACATCCAAGTACAGGTTATAATTGGGGAACAACAGTTGTAAACAAAACATTTTCTCCATTGTTAACAGGGGCTAAAGGACTTCCAGAAAATAAAAGTCTTGCTGGAGGTTCAGATGGAAGCGCAATCACGGCAGGAGAAAGGTCTTCCGCATATCTTTTATTAAATAATGAAGCTGAAGTTCCACCATCAATTATAATTGGCGGACAATCAAACGCAACTACGATTAATCGAATTATTGCAGATGTATGTGAAGCTCGTAGAGATACTATCGTTACAATTTCACCAGGAAGAAGCGATGTTGTAAACAACGCTGGCGATGAAGCAGATGATATTCTTACATGGTCAGACACAATTACTCGTTCAACATTTGTAGTTGCTGATAGTGGATGGAAATATCAATATGACAAGTATAACGATACATACGTTTATATTCCGTTGAATGCTGATATAGCGGGCTGTATGTCCAGAAACGACACAAATCGTGAGCCATGGCTGTCACCAGCAGGTGCTATAAACGGACGTATTCAAAATCTGATAAGACTTGCATACAATCCAAATCAAGCAGATAGAGATGCATTGTATAAGGCGTCAATAAATCCTGTAATCACGCAAATTGGTCGTGGAACAATTTTATATGGCGATAAAACATTCACATTAAAGAACTCTTCACTCAATCGTATTAATGTTCGTAGATTGTTTATTGAACTGCAAAACACAATTGGCGCGGCCGCAGAAAATGTTCTCTTTGAGCAAAATGATGCTGCAACAAGAAATTCTTTTGTAAATTTAATCGTTCCATATTTAAGAAGTGTTCAAGCTCGTCGTGGCATCACAGCATTTAGAGTTGTTTGTGATACATCGAACAATCCGCCGAGCGTTGTGAATAATAACGAATTTGTATGCGATATTTTTGTGCAGCCAGCAAGAACAGTTAACTTCATTCAACTTAACTTTATTTCAGTAAGAGGTTCTGCTACATTTACCGAAGTTGCAGCATAAATATTAAGGTAAAGGAGAACAAATATGTCAACAACAAATACTGGATCAATTCCGTCGGGACTATTTAAGTTATCTGACATTACAAATGCAGTTAGATCAGGAGCCAGATCGAATCTCTTTGAGGTTGAGATCAGTACCTTCGATCCATCTCAAACTGCACAAGGAGCATCCACCGAATTACAATTACTATTTAAATACATGTGTAAAGGTGGTCAGTTGCCAGGATCAACTTTGGGTTTAATTGAAGTGCCGTTTATGGCCGGTAGAAGATACAAGATTGCAGGCGATAGAACCTTTGCAGAGTGGACTTCTACTATTATAAGTGATGTAAATCAAAAAATTCGTGAAGCACTTGAAGAGTTACAAGAACTATATTCGTCAACAAATTTCAATAGTGATGTAGCAAGAAAATTAGTTGGTTCGCAGCCAACTGATTTCTTGCTTTTGGATATTAAACAATATGATCTTGGTGGTATAGTAACTTATCATTATAAATTACACAATTGCTGGCCAACAGACATTAGCACAATTGATTTGTCATACGACAACACCGATTCACTCGAAGAATTTACTGTAACTTGGGCTTATGATTATTTCACAATTGAGCAACAAGGTGTAAATGTTTCAGGCGATGATAAAAAAAGCAGTTAACAGTAGCCACTCGGGTAAACAGCTAAATAAAAAATAGAGGAAAAAATGGCAAATGATTCTTTTTTTAATATTAATAGTTTTAGATCACGATTAAAGGGTGGTGCTAAGCCTAATCTTTTTAAGGTAATGATTTTTCCTGAAACTATAGCAACAATTGATGGCAACGATGTTGTAACTGGCGAGCAATCACAATTTTCTTTGCTTTGTAGATCAGCAGCGATTCCAGCATATTCGGTTGGTGTAATTGAAGTTCCATACAGAGGAAGAAGAATTAAACTTCCTGGTGATAGAACATACGCAGAATGGACTGTAACTGTTATTAATGATGCCGGCCAAACTATGCGTAAATATTTTGACAATTGGGTAAAGTATATTAACAATCCAAATGGTGAGCAATCAATTAGAGGCGATAGAGATAGTGACAGGGAAGATGATTATCGTGCAACTATTGTTATTGGCCACTTAAGAACAGATGGAACAATTAGTAGACAATATGCTTTACAAGAAGCATTTCCTACAGATGTTTCAGCAATTGATCTTTCTTATGATACAACTGATGCGATTCAGGAATTTACTGTAACTTTCCAATATCATCACTTAAGTGTGGGGGCGACAACCGAAACGGGAGATGCACCAGCGCCACAAGATTTATCGGTAAATATTGAAAATACTAACAAATAAAAAGACAGAACAACTACAGGATAATTGACTATTTGTACGCAATATAAATAAATTGCGTAATAGTTATTCAGCTAATGGGGGCTATTACGCCCCCATTTTTTTTAGGAAGATTAATAACATGGCAATTAAACTTTTTGGATTTAAAATAGGTAAGGATGAACCGGAATCGCAAGAGGTAAAATCTTTTGTTCCTCCATCTAATGATGATGGTGCAGTTGCTGTAGCAGGCGGTGGTGTATATGGTATCTATACTGATTTAGAAGGCACAATTCGTAATGACGCTGATCTAATCAAACGATATAGAGAAATGTCATTACAACCAGAATGTGATGCAGCAATCGAAGATATTATTAATGAATCAATTGTATTTGAAGGGGGTGATTATCCTGTTCAAATCATTCTAGACGATTTAAAACAGCCAGAATCAATTAAGAAAAAAATTCGTGATGAATTTTACTATGTTATGAAACTTCTTGATTTTAATAATCAAGGATATGATATTTTCCGAAGATGGTATGTAGACGGAAGATTGTACTATCATATGGTCATTGATGATAAGTCTCCAAGGCAAGGGTTAAAAGAAGTTCGCTACATTGATCCGCGCAAAATTCGCAAAATTCGTGAACAAAAGAAAAATAAACAAGTTTTAGGATCAAATCCGATAGTAGTAAGCCCAAAGCCTAATGAATATTTCATTTATTCGGAAAAAGGATTTAATAACGATGGCAATCAAGGATTAAAAATTTCAACAGATTCTATTTGTTATGTTCATTCAGGCATGACAGATAAAGACGGTAAAGTAATTATTTCTCATCTACACAAAGCAATTCGACCACTCAATCAATTGCGTATGCTTGAGGATGCAACAGTTATCTATAGAATTTCTAGAGCACCTGAACGTAGAATATTTTATATTGATGTTGGTAATTTACCAAAGATGAAAGCAGAACAATATCTTCGTGAGATTATGCAAAAATATAAAAATAAACTTGTATATGATGCACAAACAGGCGAAATTCGTGATGATCGCAGATTTCAAACAATGCTTGAAGATTTTTGGTTACCAAGAAGAGAAGGCGGCAAAGGAACCGAGATTACTACACTTGCCGGTGGTCAGAATCTTGGTGAGATTGAAGACGTATTATACTTTCAGAAAAAAGTTTATAAATCATTGAACGTACCGATTTCTAGATTAGAATCTGATAATGGGTTTTCATTGGGTCGTGCTAGTGAAATTACTAGAGATGAATTAAAATTTTCTAAATTTATTTCAAGACTTCGCTTAAGATTTTCTCATTTGTTTGACAGACTTTTAGAAACACAATTATTACTTAAAGGAATTTGCACTAGAGTGGAATGGAATCAAATGAAAGAAGAAATTCATTATGATTTTATTAAAGATATGCATTTTGTTGAATTAAAAAACGCAGAAATTATGAAAGAACGTTTAGGTATTTTGGGAGATATTGACAATTATTTAGGAAAATATTTTTCAAAAGCATGGATTCAAAAAAATATTCTTCAACAAACCGAAGATGATATTAAGCAAATTAATCAAGAAATTGAAGAAGAAGGCAAACCTGAAGAAGATTTGCCGGCTGAAATTAAATCAACTCAAAAAGAATCATTAAATTCATCTAATGTTTCAACAACACCAATCCCTGTTGTAATTGCTAAAGAAGAAGTGAATATTATTGATGATACGGATCAAAAAGAACTTGCCAAATCAATGACAAGGTTTTTTGAAACACTGACTGAAGAGGCAAAGGGTGACAAACAAGAGTGATTCAAATATTGTATTCAATGAAGCACTTTCGATTGCTACAACAGTAGCGTATACTAAAAAAGAGATTGATAAACTCAGAAAGTTAATTGAATCTTTAAAAGAAGAAAGAAAGTTAATTGAATATGTAGAAGGTCCAGAAGGACCGCAAGGTCAAACTGGACCTCGTGGTTTTATTGGACAAAAAGGAGATAAAGGCGATAAAGGTGATGTTGGTCCTCGCGGTGAAGTCGGACCAGAAGGACGAATTGGTCCACAAGGTCCTCAAGGTGAAAAGGGCGAAAAAGGAGATAAAGGTGATGTTGGCGCAACTGGTCCACAGGGTTTACAAGGACCAAGAGGAGAAAAAGGAGAAAGAGGGCCTCAAGGGGAAATTGGTCTTTTCGGTGAGCGTGGACCTAAAGGCGAAAAAGGAAATAGAGGAGATATTGGTCCTCAAGGTCTTCAAGGAATTCAAGGCGCTAAAGGTGATGATGGCATAGACGGTCAACAAGGACCAAAAGGCGACAAAGGCGAGAGAGGAGAAAAAGGTGATGCAGGTCCACAAGGACCTCAAGGTGTTAAAGGAGAAAGGGGGGAAAAAGGTGATGCAGGTCCACAAGGACCTCAAGGCGAAAAAGGTGATAGAGGAGACCCAGGAACACCAGCAGACACAAAGCCAATTGAAGATAAATTTCAAAAATTTATTGATAATGTTCAAAAAGATATATCATCATTCAAAACACAAGTTAATGCAACTGTTATCAAAGCAAGCGGAGATGCATTTAAAGCTACTGGTGGCGGTGAGGTCAATCTAAGATATCTTGATGATATAGATAGAGATTCTATTATAGATGGATATGTTCTATCCTATGATGAAGCATCAAATAAATTTGTCTTCGTAGAACAACTTGGGGGCGGTGGCGGCACTTTAGATAACACTGCAAGAACAAGAGCAAATAATGCCTGGTCAACTGCAAATAATGCCTGGTCAACTGCAAATAATGCCTGGTCAACTGCAAATAATGCCTGGTCAACTGCAAACTCATCCTATAATCAAGCAAACACTTCTGCTGCTTTGGCTCAGGCAGCATACGATGCTGCAAACAGTGCAGGAGAATCAATTAGTGTTAGTTTAATTAATTCATCAAATAATGTATCTAATTCCGTAAGTAATATAAATGCAATACGATTTGATTCTGATTCTGGATTTGATGTAACAAATTTAGGTTCGGGTGCAGTTAAAATTCAAATGAATTCCACGTTTAAAACGTGGCAAGTTGATGGACAAGCAAATCTAATAGCAACTGGGTTAGATACTGTTGAATTTGTTGCCGGAAATAATATAACAATTACAACTGATGCAAATTCAATTCCAAAATCAATCACATTTAATGCCACAGACAATTCTTTTTTGGCTTATGCACAAGCAAATAATGCATTTAATCAGGCGAATACTGCAAATAGTTCAGCACAAGCTGCGTTTGATAAAGCGAATTCAGCATTTACAACAGCGTTAGCAGATTCCCTTAGACTATCTTTTACGAATGATAGTGCGACAAATTATAAAATGGTTGCATTAAATGAAAATGCAGAAACAGTTCTTGCATCAGCATTAAACTCAAGTCATGTTGATCGTGTCGTTGGAATTCTAGATGCAAATAATTCAACAGTTACTTTCGGTACAGTTACAAATTTATCTTGGACTTGGACGCCAGAGGAATCGCTTTATTTAGGAAGTAATGGAGAAGTTGTAACAACATCAACAGTAGATGGTGCGATATTTTCTCTAAGAATTGGATATGCAATATCTTCAACTAAAATCTTTGTAAAATTAGGAATACCGGTCGTTTTATAAATAAATAAAAACAGGAGTCTTTTAAATGGCAAATGCACTTTACCCAAAAGCAAAAGAAGCATTTCTTAATGCTTCAATTGACATGTCATCAAATACCATATCAATTTCTTTGATTGATACTGGTGTTTATACCTATAATTCATCTCATCAATATAGAAGCGAAGTTTCAAATAGTGCAGTAATTGCAACTGCAACTCTTTCAAATAAAACTATAGCAAATGGTGTATTTGACGCTGATGATGCAACTTTTACTTCTGTTACTGGAGCTAATTGCGAAGCATTAATTATTTTTCAAAATACAGGCGTTCAATCAACTTCACGATTAATTGCTTATATTGATAGTGCAACTGGTTTGCCAATTCTTCCTAATGGCGGCGATATTACTGTGGCATTTTCTAGTGGATCAAATAGAATTTTTTCACTATAATTTAAATTTAATATTGTGATGAAATGTCGAACAAGGTTTCATTAGAATCGGAAATTTCCGATTTACAAAATACTCTAATCTCTCTATATTCTTCCTTAATTTTTGAAGAGCCTCCGTTTGACTATTCAATTGATCCATCAGCACAATTTGGCGAATTATCTTTAACTCATATTCTACCAAACAAAATTTCATTAGAACCTGAAATTTTGTACTTAGAAAACATTTCAATTTCTTCGTATTCTTCCTTAATTTTTGAAGAGCCTCCGTTTGACTATTCAATTGATCCATCAGCACAATTTGGAACAACATCCTTAAATTATACTCTATACGCCAATTCTGTAATTTCAACAGAAACATTTGGTACACATCAATTAAATTCAACAATATATGTTGAATCTATAGCATCAACAGCAAATCTTGTTTCTGAAGTAACACCACCTTTACTAATTTATCCACAAATCATTTATTTAAACGATGCTTTGTGGAAGGTAGAAAATTCTACAATTCAACAGTTTTCATCGAATACAATTCAAGAAGGAATTGATTCGATCAGTAATTCAATTGAAAGTGCAGCAACGTTTGGAACATATTCAATTAATCAACAAATTGCTGCAAATCCTACAGAGATAACAACTGAGTTTGGAACGCCACAGTTCAACTATATTGTATATCCAAATGAAATAATTTCAACATTAATATTTGGTAATGATCAATTGAACATGAGCATTCAGAATGTTCCTGTTCCTGCTATAGAATCTGAAATAATCATACCAAATCCAACAATGGTTCATATTGTTAGACCATTGTCAATTAATACAACAGTTAATTTCGGAACAGCAAATTTCATTGATAATATTCATCGTGTTTTGGTGTTTAAAAATGGCAATATTTCAAAGATGGGCGACAACGATGCCGGTGTAATTGCAGGACAAATTAGAGTTAATCCGGCAAGCACTCGGTCAAATACAGCATCTTCAGGAACAGCAAGTTTGCCTGAAAATCCAGAGGGGTATCTATCTGTACATATTGCAGGAAAAGATTACAAAATACCATATTACAATGTTTAAAAAATGGTAATGTATAAATAAAGAAAAAGGAGATTATTATGGAAAATATTCAACAAGCTATTATAAGTGCCGCAGAAGCAAAGCCATTAGATTTTAAAAATTTAATTAATTCAGAACTACAATCTAAAGTTTATGATGCATTATTGAACAAAAAAATTGAAATGGCAGGAAAATTTTTTAATCAAGAGGAAGAAATTTCTGATGAAGAGGAACAAACAGAATTCGAATTCAGTTCAGAGGAAAATGTAGATGAAGACTTTTAAAAAATATTTTGCAACTCAAATTGATGAACTTGAAATCATAAAACCTAAAGCAAAAGGTGAACAAGAATTTGTTAAGTCAACTTATCTTGCACAAATTAAAGATCCTGGTGATCTAGAAAAAGTTGGCCCTGAAGAAGTTGGTCCAAAAGGTGTCAAGTCTGGTTCAGGAAAAAGGCCTGCAGATCGTTTAGACAACAAGCAAGCATTTGGAGAAGCAGAAAGTCATCAATCTAAGACTACTATGAAACATATCAACAAGCCAACTTCTGGAGAAAAGAAAGCGGCAAAAGATATCAAACCTGGTGTTGCTGGCTATCGCGACAGAATAGCAATGCTTAGATCAGCACAATCCCGAGGCGCTTTGAAAAAAGAAGAGTCCGAACTTGATGAAGCAGACTTCACCAAACAACAAACCAAAATGGCGCACACTATTGGCAAAGAATTTGAAAAGAAGGGTGTTGGAGATGAAAACAAAGGTGGTCCTTATGCAGTTGCATCAGCAATGGTAAGAGATAAACCTGAAGCAGCAAAAAAAGCATATAAAACAATTAAATCAAAGATGAAAGAAGATATTGACGCAAATATTCTTCACACTCTTTATAATGATCTAAATGAAGAGAATCAAGAATTGTTTTTGATTCAATTAGAAGAAGATTCCGAATCTCTTTTGCAATTTGCAAAAATGCTACAAGGTGAATAAAAATGCCGGATATTATAACATCACAAAAACTTAAAGATCACGCTACTGCGTGGGCGTATGTATTTACTAATATCTCTGATGGCACAGGCGAAACAAACACTCTGAAAGTTGATGTGTCCGGATTGACAGCAGCAGCGAATAGTGCTTTAACTGATCAACGTATCAATATCAATAAAATGACATGGTCAATTGCTGGAGCAAACTCAAAAGTAAAACTTATGTGGTCTGGTGATAACTCACCAACAACAAATACATTTGCGTTTCTTTCTGGTTCTGGGACTATGGACCTTACAACAAATCTTACAGCACCTCTTACAAATGCTGTGGCGAATACGAATGGTGATATTTATTTAAGTACAGCTGGTTTTGTTGCGGGTGCGGGATATACGTTAATTTTAGAGGGCAAAAAAACTGCTGGATATTCAAGCAGAGAAACAACGGATGACGGCATTTCTCCATGATTAGTTTTAAAAATTTTATTGAATTTGATGAAGCATCAATAAAAAAAATAAATCGAGTTCGCGCAGGAATTATTCAAAGAAGAAAAATTATTTCGTTACGCCCTGGATATAAAATCGAAGATGGAAAACTCGTAAGAATGTCTTCAACAGAAAAAAGAAAACGTCATCTAGGACAAGTTATTGGTGCAAGAAAAAGAAAACCATTATTGTCAAGAATTTTAAAAAGAAGAGCATTATCTCTTAAAAGAAGAAAATCGGCGGGGATCAAATGAAACTCATTACAGAAGTTATAGAACAAATTAATATTGTTAACGAATCTACCGAATCAGGTAAAAAAGAATTTTTTATTGAAGGTCCTTTTCTTCAGGCAGAAAAACAAAATCGCAATGGAAGAATTTATCCAATGGCCATAATGGAGCGTGAAGTCAATCGTTATATTACTGAGTATGTAGATAAAAATAGAGCATATGGCGAATTAGGACATCCATCAGGACCAACACTCAATTTAGAGAGGGTATCGCATATGACAAAAAGCCTTCGCAAAGAAGGTTCAGATTATATTGGAAAGGCAAAAATTATTGATACTCCTTATGGAAATATTGTCAAAAATTTAATGATGGAAGGCGCTACTCTCGGTGTATCATCAAGAGGTATGGGGTCATTAAAAGAAAAGAATGGGGTCATGGAAGTGCAAGATGATTTTTATCTTGCAACAGCAGCGGATATCGTAGCAGATCCATCAGCACCAGATGCATTTGTTCGTGGCATCATGGAAGGAAAAGAATGGATTTGGGAAAATGGAATCATCAAAGAAGTACAAATTGCAAAATATAAACACGAAATTAAAAAATCTTCAAGAAGAGATTTAGAAGAAAATATGTTGCGTACTTTTAGCGATTTCCTTTCTAAACTATAATTTTTTTATAAATATATAAGTATTTTAAATATCGCAAAAGGAGAGTATCATGACAGATTCTAAAAAAGAAAACGTCAATGAAAATATTGACAAACTTGAAGACAAAAAAGTAGAAATCAGTGTTGAAGAAGACATTGCAGCTATTTTTTCTGATGAAAATCTTTCAGAAGACTTCAAGAAAAATGCAAAAGCAATTTTTGAAGCAGCGGTTTTAAGTAAAGTCGATGAGCAAATTAAAATTTTAGAAGAAAATTATCAAGAAAAACTTGAAGAGAGTATTGCAGCAATTAATGAAAATTTAGTAGCAAAAGTAGATGAATACCTTGAGTATGTTGTTGGCGAATGGATGGAAGAAAACAAACTTGCAATCGAATCTGGCATCAAGTCGGAAATTGTTGAAGATTTTATGACTGGATTGAAGAATCTATTCGTTGAACATTATATTGAAATTCCTGAAGAAAAAGTTGACATGATCGAAGAACTTGCTTCTAAAGTGAATGAATTGGAGAGTGAGTTGGATAAGATTGTTACTGAAAATTTAAATTTAAGCGTTGAAATTAACACATATAAAAAAGATGCATTGGTATCTGAAGTATCAGAAGGCCTTTCTGAAGTTCAAATTGAAAAACTAAAATCTCTATCAGAAAATATTGAATTTGTTTCTGAAGAAGATTATAAAGAAAAACTTTTTCTTACAAAAAAGAAATATTTTTCAAATGAGCATAGCGAAGCTCCTATTGTAAAAAATCAATTTGATGCAGATGACTTGATGACTGATGCACAATTGTCTCCTGTTATGGAAACATATGTTAAAAACATTTCACGCACTCTCAGGAAATAAATTTTTATAAATAAATTAAAACAAAATACTCAAAGGAGAAAACTATGAGCGTAGAAAATCTTATTAAAAAATGGGCACCGGTTCTGGATCATTCTGAATTGGGTGCAATTAAAGACGTACACAGAAGAGCGGTCACGGCACAACTTCTTGAAAATCAAGAAATTGCTTGTCGCGAAGATGCTTACGGCTCGGGCGGGTATCGTTCGCCAACATCATTACTTACAGAAGCAGCACCAACAAACTTTATGGGCGGTTCTTCTTCAGATGCAACCACAGGCGGCATAGACATTTATGACCCTGTTCTGATCAGCCTGGTTCGTCGTTCAGCACCTAATTTAATTGCTTATGATATCTGCGGCGTTCAACCAATGACGGGCCCAACAGGCTTGATCTTTGCAATGCGTTCGCGCTATGCAGTTGCAGGACAAGGCCAAACAGGTACTGAAGCATTGTTTAACGAAGCAAATACTACATTTGCCGCCACAAATAGTGGGAATACAATTGGTACTCTACAAACAGGTGCAACACCAGCATCACTCTCAGCAGGCACAGAGTATACAGTTGGCACAGGCATGACAACAGCACAAGCTGAAGCACTGGGTGACGGCGTTGCCGGAAACAACTTCAATGAAATGGCTTTCTCAATTGAAAAAATTTCTGTTGTTGCTAAGAGCCGTGCGCTTAAAGCAGAATATACAATGGAACTTGCACAGGATCTTAAGGCAGTTCATGGTCTTGATGCAGAACAAGAACTTGCTAACATTCTTTCAACAGAAATTCTTGCCGAAATCAATCGCGAAGTTGTTCGCCAAATTAACATCACCGCTACAATTGGCGCACAAGAAAATGTTGCATCTGCCGGCACTTTCAACCTCGACGTTGATGCTAACGGTCGTTGGTCAGTTGAGAAATTTAAAGGTTTGATGTTCCAACTTGAACGCGAATCTAATGCGATTGCAAAAGCAACTCGTAGAGGAAAAGGTAACATTTTAATTTGTTCATCAGACGTTGCTTCAGCACTTCAGATGGCAGGTGTCCTTGACTATACTCCAGCACTTGCAAACAATCTACAGGTTGATGACACAGGCAATACATTTGCAGGTGTTTTGAATGGTCGTATTCGTGTTTATATTGATCCATACTTTGCAGCATCTTCGGGCATTCACTATGCAACAGTTGGTTATAAAGGCACCTCAGCATTTGATGCAGGCCTGTTCTACTGTCCGTATGTTCCTCTTCAAATGGTTCGTGCAGTTGGTCAAGATACATTCCAACCAAAGATTGGTTTCAAAACACGTTATGGAATGGTTGCGAATCCATTTGCAACCAGTGCTGCCGATGGTACATTGGCGTTTGCTAATAAAAATATTTACTATCGTAGAATTAACATTACAAACTTGATGTAATTAAACCGGCACAGATCGGTTTTTAAAGAGGAGCTACGGCTCCTCTTTTTTTATATAAATAATGCAAAGGAGTTTATATGACAGAAATTACAACTTACCCTATTAATAAAAGTTTTCTTTCAAATAATAAATTTGATTTTGTTTTAGATAGAATACCTAATCTGACATTTTTTGTACAATCAGTCAATTTGCCAGGAATTACTTTAACATCGTCATTTATTAATTCTCCTGCTGTAGCATTAAAAATTCCAGGAACGATTATAACATTTCCTGATTTGATTGTTACATTTATAGTTGATGAAGAAATGCGTTCTTGGTATGAAATGTATGATTGGATTACACAATTAGGTAATCCAGAGGGTAACAATAAAGTAGGCAACTTAACTGGAACAGAAGGTTCTGATACCTACATCACATCAGACGCAACACTATTCATAAAATCAAATTCAAATAATCCAATTTACAAAGCTACTTTTGTAGAATTATTTCCTGTAGATTTAGGAGGGATTGACTTTTCCACAACTTCAGGACAAGACTTTTTAACATCTACCGTCACGTTTAATTACACATACTATAAATTCTCAGCGGTTTGACAACTTGCCGAAATTATGTTATGATTTCAATCATATATTATAACTTGTGGATATATCATGACATTAGATCAGCTAATTGAAGAATGGCGTAAAGATTCACCAATTGATACAACAGAACTAGGAATTGCTTCAATTCAAGTTCCAGAACTTCATTCTAAATATTTGAAATTGTATTTTGAAGAAAGAAGAAAATTAAAGGCGCTTGAATTTTCTAGCAAAGAATTGAACATAAAGAAGTATGAATATTATAATGGAAAGTTATCTCAAGAAGAACTCGATGAGTTAAATTGGGAACCTTTTATGAAGCGATTGATGAAAAATGAAGTTGATATGTATCTTGAATCGGACAAAGACATTATACAATTAAACATTAAAATTGTCAATCAAAAAGAAAAACTCGCATTTTTAGAAGAAGTGATCAAAAATATCAATCAAAGAAACTTTCAAATTAAAAATGCAATAGATTGGAAAAAGTTTACTAACGGTGTACAATAAATTATTTGTATCTAAGATAGATGAGGTTTATCTGCATATCGGATGTGAATCCTCTGACGTTATGGAATTGAATGAATATTTTACGTTCTATGTTCCTGGTTATAAATTCATGCCCGCTTTTCGCAATAAAATTTGGGATGGAAAAATTCGTCTTTTCAATTTTCAGACAAGACAAATCTATTGTGGTCTTTTACCGTACATTCAAAAATTTGCAGAAGAAAGAGGTTATGAACTTGAAATTGAAGATAATCTAATTACTGAAAATGAGTTTTCCATAAAAGAAGCTAAAGATTTCATTGATACATTAAACATTCCTTTTGAGGTTAGGGATTATCAACTTAATTCATTCGTAAAATGTGTTCGAAGAAATAGAGCATTATTAGTATCTCCAACGGCATCAGGCAAATCATTAATCATCTATCTACTTGCTCGATGGTTCAATTCAAAAACTTTAATCATTGTACCAACCATTTCTTTAGTTGCTCAGTTGTATAAAGATTTTGAAGATTATGGATTTAATAGCAATAAATATGTTCATCAAATAATGGCAGGCAGTGATAAAAATACTTCATGTCCAATTGTCATTTCAACATGGCAAAGCATTTATAAGATGCCTAAAGAATGGTTTGATCAATATGATGTCATCATTGGTGATGAAGCACATTTGTTCAAAGCAAAATCACTAACAACTATCTTAATAAAGATGACAAATTGCAAGTATAGATTTAGTTTGACAGGAACACTAGACGGTACACAAACACATAGGCTTGTTCTAGAAGGGCTTTTCGGTAAAGTATTAAATGTAACGACAACAAAAGAATTAATTGATACTGGAAAATTATCAAAATTTAAAATTAAAGCATTGATTCTGAAACATGATGAAAAATCATGTGAACAATGTAAAAATAATAAGTACCAAGAAGAAATACAATATCTAGTATCAAACTATGAAAGAAATCGTTTCATAAGAAATCTTGCAATAAGTCTTAAAGGTAATACCCTTATACTGTTTCAACTTGTAGAAAAGCACGGTAGAGTTTTGTATGACATGATTCAGCCCCTTGCAAAAGACAGAGAAGTTTCTTTTGTTCATGGTGGCGTTGATGTTGATGAAAGAGAATACATCAGACAATTGACCGAAAAACAAAATAATGCTATAATTGTTGCGTCATACGGAACATTTTCCACAGGTATCAATATTCGAAATCTGCATAACATTGTTTTTGCATCACCAAGTAAAAGTAAGATTAGAACACTTCAATCAATTGGTAGAGGATTAAGATTAGGTGAAAACAAAGAAGTGGCAACGTTATATGATATTGCTGATGATATAACACACAAGAGTAGAAAAAATTTTACTTTAAACCATTTTATAGAAAGAATGAAAATATACAATGATGAAAAATTTGAATATAAAATTTATACAATCAAATTAAAGGAAAATTTATGATTTGTAAAATTATAAAACTTTCAACGGGTGATATTATCATAGGAAATATAACTGAAGAATCTAGATCATATATTGATATACATCGACCAATCAGAATTATCCTAGCACCAAAAGGACCTTCATCAATGGGTGTTATGATGGTGAAGTGGGATCCTATATCAGATTTCGAAATTCCATCTAGAATCATGAAGCATGGTATTATTGCAGTTTCTGAGCCCGATGATGATTTCAAAAAAAGTTACATCGATTTTTATGAAAAACATGAACAAGGTGATATGAAACAACAAACGGATGATTTTGAACCTAATTTAGAAAAAATTGAAGAATTGATGACTAAGCTAGGTATTACACCTAATACATCCTATACTCTTCATTAAAACAGGACACCCGTATTATACGGATATGTCAAGCGAATGTCAAGACAAAATGAGGTTAAAATGACAACAAAACACTATGTAAACAATGAAAAATTTTTAGAAGAGATGACACTGTTTCGCAATGGTGTACTACATGCAAAGGAAAATAATTTAGAACGCCCTAGAGTTCCAAATTATATTGGAGATTGTTTGTTTAAAATTGCAACTCATCTAGCAAGAAAGCCAAACTTTGCAAACTACACATTCAAAGAAGATATGGTTTCCGATGGTGTGGAAAACTGCCTTTTATATATTGATAACTTTGATCCAGAAAAATCTAAAAATCCATTTGCTTACTTCACACAAATTATTTACTATGCATTCTTGCGAAGAATTCAAAAAGAAAAGAAACATCTGTACATCAAATACAAAAACATGGAAAATGAAGTTATCAATCAGTTGATTGAAAACAATGGTGAAGAGTTTGTGGTAACACATTTGAATGGTGCTTTTCATGATTCGTACAGTGAGGAATTTATTCGTGACTTTATCGAAACATTTGAAAGCAATAAAAAGAATAAAGTTCCAAAGGCAAAGGCAAAGGTAAAGAAAAAGAAAAAAGGCGAAACACTAGAATCATTTTTGGAGGAAGCACATGCAAACGCCCATTCCGGCTCAAATTGAGCATTGGTTAAACATACTAAACGACAAAAAAACACCATACGATCTAAAACAATCTGCAAGATTGCATTTGTCAAATATTCGTGATATAATTGATCGGTCTTTAAGAGAGCCGAGAGGGCATAGAAAGAAAACCCATGAAGATTTGTTTTTTAGGTGATACGCACTTTGGGGTTAGAAATGATTCTAAAGTTTTCCATTCTTTTTACGAAAAGTTTTATTCAAAAATATTTTTTCCTACGCTAGAAAAGGAAGGTATAGAAACAATCATTCAACTTGGCGATTTATTTGATCGTAGAAAATATATCAATTTTCTTTCGTTGACAGAAAGTCGCAGATACTTTTTTGATGAGTGTGCAAAACGTAATATTAAATTACATGCATTGATAGGTAATCATGATATCTTTTGGAGAGAAAGTGTAGAGATTAATTCGCCAGAACTTCTTCTGAAAGACTATAAAAATGTAACTCTCTGGAAAAAACACGGAACGTTGGAAATTGATGGCGTAAAAATTGATATGATTCCTTGGATATGCAAAGAAAATGAGAAAGAAATTTTAGAGTTTATAAACAACTCAAACTCTTCAATTTGTGCTGGACATTTTGAATTACAAGGATGTGAAGTTATCAAAGGTATGGTGTTTCATGAAGGCCGTGATCATAAAATTTTAAAAAATTATGAGAAAGTTTTCAGTGGTCATTTTCATACAAGATCAACGAAAGAAAACATTTTATATGTTGGTACTCCTTATGAATTATTTTGGAATGACTATGGTGATCAAAAATATTTTGATATTTTTGATACAAATACTTTAAAAGTTGAAAGCATTAAAAATCCTTATAAAATTTTTCATAAAATTGTGTATGATGATTCGAAAATAACGTTGGAAGAAATTAAGAAAAAAAATTATGAAATTTATAGGGAATGTTATATCAAAATTGTTGTTTTGAATAAACAAAATCCTTATATTTTTGATAAGTTATTAGACGAAATTTATAAAGTTGAGCCCATTGACATTTCTATTGTTGAGGACTTTACTGAAACTTTTACCGAAACAACAGGCGATGCAGTTGATCAGGCTCAAGACACAATGACAATTTTATTTAATTTTGTAGATTCGCAAGAGTCCACAGGCCTATATAATATAGAAGCAAATAAGTTGAAGAATTTGCTGAAAGAAATTTATGTAGAATCTTTGTCTTTTGATTGAATGTAGAAAGGTTAAAAATTATGAGTAGATATAAAAGAATTTCTAATAGCCCATTTGAAAGAAAACATTTTCTGCGATCTTGGTGTTGGATGGATAATGTATTCAACGATGAAGAAATTACCAATATTGAATTTTTAACGAAAAAAAATCGTAAGTTAGAACCAGGATTGACTTTTGGTGTACGATCATCCGAAGAAAAAAATTCTGAAGAATTATCTAAAAGCATGGAAAATATGCGAAAGAATGTTAGAAGATCCAATGTTGCATTTGTAGAACCCACCGAAGAAAACATATGGATTTTTGACCGATTTAATGGCCTGATAGAAAACTTAAACGAAAACTTTTACTCCTTTGATTTGAATGGATACTCATCTTTTCAATATTCAGAATATAGGGCTGATGAAAATGGAACATATAATTGGCACATGGATATGGGTTTAGATAATATTTCCAAAGATAAGCAGAATGATGATATGAGAAAACTCTCACTCGTTATGCTTCTTAATCATCCTGGTATTGATTTTGAGGGAGGAAGTTTTTATATCAATACTTCTTTAGAATCAAACCCTGTTGAAGTTCCTATGAAAAAAGGAACAGTAATTCTCTTTCCTTCTTTTCTTTTACATACTGTATCTCCTGTAACAAAAGGAATTAGAAAATCTATCGTGATTTGGGTAGAAGGACCAAAATTTAGATGATTCATTTTCAAAGTATAAGGTGGAAAAATTTTCTTTCTACAGGAAATTATTTCACACAAATTGATCTTCAAACTAAAATATCAACACTAATTGTAGGATCGAATGGATCAGGCAAGTCAACCTTGCTTGATGCATTGTGTTTTGTTTTATTTGGAAAGCCTTTTAGAAATATTAATAAACCTCAATTGGTTAATGCAATTAATCAAAAAGATTGTTTAGTTGAAATTGAATTTGAAACACTTAGTAAAAAATATAAAGTTGTAAGAGGAATCAAACCAAATGTTTTTGAAATTTATTGTGATTCACAATTGGTCCAACAATCGGCAGCAGTAAAGGATTATCAAGAACATCTTGAAAAATTTATTTTAAAAATAAATTACAAATCTTTTACTCAAATTGTGATGTTGGGTAGCACATCATTCACACCATTTATGCAATTGTCTTCAACAGATCGCAGAGCCATTATTGAAGATTTATTAGATATTCAAATATTTTCTAGAATGAATAATGTTCTAAAAGAAAAGTTTCAATTGCTTAAAGAAAAATACTCTGAAGCAAAATATGCGTTTGACCTGAAGACTGAAAAAATTCAAATGCAGATTCAATTTATTGAAAACTTAAAGAAAAATACCGAATCAAAGATTTTACAGCAAGAACACGAAATCGCTAATACTCAAATTAAAATTGAACAATGTTCAGCAGTAGAAGCAAATTTGCAAACAAATTTGTCTGATCTTTATACACAAATTTCAGACAAATCTAAGATTGATGGTAAGCTCACAAAGTTCGCTACTATAAAAAATAATCTTGATAAGACAATAACTAAAGTTAATTCTGATATTGAATTTTATGATATCAATGATGAATGTCCAACATGTAAGCAAGGTATTCCTCACGAACACAAAAGTGTGATTGTTCAGGAAAGAAAAACAAAACTAAAAGAAGTTGAAGATGCACTTCAAAAATTAAATGATGATGTTGATCAACTAGTCATCAGGCAAGAGGAAATAGAAGAGCTTGTTTTAAAAATTGAAACAAAAAAATCCGAGTTAACTGAAATTCAATCTGAAATTTCTGCTGAAAAGAGATACATTGAAACTCTAAAAAAAGACATCGAACGTATTCGCAATTCAAAAGATGATTTGAATGAAGAAAATAGAAAATTAGTTACACTTAATTTAGAATTGGTTGAATTAGAAATGAATATGAAAACTCTTTCTGAAGAAAGATTATATTATGAAACAGCAACAAATCTTTTAAAAGATACAGGAATTAAAACTAAAATTATTAAACAGTATATACCAGTTATTAACAAATTGGTTAACAAATATCTTTCTGCGATGAATTTTTTTGTTAATTTTCATTTAGATGAATCGTTTAAAGAAACAATCAAATCTAGACATCGTGATGATTTTAGTTATGCTTCGTTTAGTGAAGGCGAGAAACAAAGAATTGATATGGCATTGATGCTAACATGGCGCGCCGTAGCAAAGATAAAAAATTCCACAAATACAAATTTGCTAATTTTAGATGAAATATTCGATTCATCACTAGACACAAATGGAACAGAAGACTTAATGAAAATTTTAGACCTTTTGAAAGATTCCAATTTGTTTGTGATAAGTCACAAAGGTGATATTTTGCAAGACAAATTTTCAAATGTAGTTAAATTTGAAAAAATTAATAACTTTTCAAGGACGATATTAAAATGAAAAACACTGGAATGATATTAGATTCAATTTTTCCGACAACTATTCTTCACAAGAAGGATTTTCTGCCTGTAGAAGAATCCAAAAAATTGTATGCTGCGGCAAGAGAAATTAAAGAAGAAAAATTTAGTTCTGGACAAAATGAATGGTTTTCCAATATACATAATACAATTCATACTTATGAATTACATAATGATGAAAGATTCGTGCCATTTCTCAACTCAGCGGTTAGTTTTGTTAATGATTACAATAATATCTTAGGCTCAGATTCTCCATATTTACCATCAAATATTTGGCTGAGTTCATATAATGTGAATCAAGGATTGGATACATCTTTTCATCCAGGAAGCACATATTGTTTTATGTACTTCTTATCAGATAATGATGCTAGTCCTCCAATTATTTTTCAGAACCCAAATGAAACTTTTGACATGTTACCAATTGAACAATCAAATTTTAATGATTATTCTTACAAATATTTTAATCATTCAACTGAAAATAATAAAGCAATTGTTTTTAGATCATTTCTAAGGCACAAAATTTTAACAAATTTAACTAATTCTCCTATGTTTACTGTAACAATGACGTTTAATCCACGGAGATAAAACATGAAAATTAAAAATGATGTAATTAACCCTATCATTGCTGGTTTTTTTGCAAAAAGTTCATTGAATTTGAGTGAAAATTCAATGAAAAATATCACAGATTTTTGTTATGATTTGGAAAAAAAATTTCCTAAAGGTAGAATAAGAAGTAATCGAGGAGGGTGGCAACTTCCCTTAGATTTGGAAAATGATAAACACACTAAAATGATTTTTGATGAATGGCTTCAAAAAATTCAACCTTTTGTGCTTGGATTTTCTAATACTATAGGAATTAATGAAATGGTTCCTTTAAGGCTATCGGGAATTTGGGTAAATATCAACAGAAAAGGGCAATACAATGTTTCTCATATTCATCCTTTTAGTTATATTTCTTCAGTTTTTTATGTTAAGGTCCCAAAATCTGCTGAAAATGCAGGATCATTAGTAATTGAAAGTCCGATTGAAGAAAAATTGTATTTTTATTTGCCTCGAACTCATGATAACTCTAATTCGGATGTTGTAACGAATAACTATACACGCCCTTCTTATGAAATAATTCCTAAAGAAAATGAAGTTTTAATGTTTACTTCGAATTTAAAGCATTATGTTACACCAAATTTAACTGACGAAGATAGAATTTCTATTGCGTTTAATATTAGTAATTAGTATTTAAAAGGAAAAACACTTATGATAAAAAATGATAGAGAAAATATTGAATTATTATCGAATTTAGAATTAATATCTGAAAACGATTCAAGGTTAAGTATGCCATCTAGTTTTTTTGATTTTGATAATCCTGTTTTTGATCCTGTTGATTTTGCAAATGATATCTATTCTTTTATGAAAAAATATGATGGGCTGGGAATATCTGCCTGCCAAGTTGGAATTCCTTATAGAATCATGTCAATTAGAATAGATGGAACTGGTGATGTTCCTCCAGTTTTGTTCAATCCAAAAATAGTTGACATTTGTGAGAATAATGTTATAATGAAAGAAGGATGTTTAAGTTATCCTCTTCTATTCATGAATGTTAAACGTCCTGATAAGGTTAGAGTTAGATATCAAAATTGTAAAGGTGAAGTTTTTACCAATACATTTATTGGCATGACAGCGAGAATTTTTTTGCATGAGTATGATCATTTAGAAGGAATTACCTTTCTGAAAAAGGCTTCCTCTTTTGAAAAAAATCGTGCATTGAGAAAAAGAATGATTCTAAAACGAAAGGTTAAAAATGAAAGTTTGGGTCGATCCTCTTAGTGCTTTGTTGGGTGAGCGACCATTGTGGAGGACATTATGTATTTAAGATGAGTAAAAAATATTGTAAAGAAGGCTAGGAGAGAATGAAAGATTGGCAACATGGATTTGAACTAGACTATCTGAAAAGTCTAGAAGCAAAGTATGAGGACTACAATGCTTATACGCTTTCTCCTTTTGCGAAATTCAAAAAGAATAACATTGCTGAATCATTGCATAAAGGAACTTTTGTAAATCTTGGTGATGCAATGATGGAAGTTTTCATTAGCAAATCTTCATCAAATATCACAATGCATGGTTCTACAGTCATTGCAAAGAAATTGAAAGGTGATATTACAATAGGCAAACTGGTTGGAAATGTTTCTACATTAAAATCTCAAATTGAGATGCTGAATGGAACTTCATTTTGGCTCTATGTGTGGGCGGAGAATGATGATCATTGTAAGTTAGCGGAAGAATTAGGCTTTTGTTACGTTGGTCCCAAGATCACTACATACGGCGAAATTTATGCTGTATACTACAAGGGAACGCCAAGAGCGTTTCCTCAACCTGACAAGGCTGATTATCTCTCAATCAAAAAAGTTGATGATGTTGACCAAAACCTGATTACAAAAATTGAAGAAAAATTGAATCAGTTACCTGCTTTCACAAATCACTATAGTAACTATAACAAAGACAAGTCATGGGGTGCGCTATCATTGCGTGGCTATTCTTCTGATCCTGCATTCATTACTAAGCCAATTGAAATGAGCGATGCATGGAAAGAAGAACATAAAAACAATCACTACTTCATGCAAGACACATCTTTATTTGAAATTTTTCCTGAAGTGCGTGAGCTGATGAAACCTTATGGCGACAAACTGCATCGTGTAAGATTCATGAGGTTGAAACCGGGTGGCGGAGAACTTGAACGACACACCGATCAAGTTGATCCCGATTCTGGTGGATCGTTAGGCAAGTTAGCACGATTACATTTTCCAATCAAAACAAATCCTAACATGACGTTTACTGTATGGAACACAAAAGGATCACCACAAAGGGTACATATGAAACCTGGTGAGTGCTGGTTTCTAGACACAAGAAAAGCACATATGGCAGTCAACAATGGCACCGATGAAAGAATTCATCTTGTTGTGGACATTGAAACAGAAGATAAATTACATGCTAAACTTGTCAACTGAAGAATTACTTGATACAATAAAAGAGTGGGAAGACCCAAACCCGCCGCCGGTAATTGAAGAACACAATGAGTTTTATGTAGTGCGTGATGATAAGTTAGGTTATGGAAGTAAAATAAGATTCATTGATTTTTTAGTACGAAGCGAAGGTAACGAATGGTGTTTTGGTGGTGCAAACAAAGTTGGATGGGGACCTATCTCTTTGACATATGTTTGTAATAAATATGGAAAGAAAGCAACATTTTTCATGGCTAAGAGAGCAGTACCTACTTGGCATCAGCAGCAAGTCTTAGACATGGGCGGTACAATTCATTGGGTAGCGAATGGTATGTTAAATGTAACGAAAGCAAAAGCTAGAAGATACTACGAAGAAGATACAATCAATCGTAGAGTATTGCCACTTGGTCTTGAACATTCTACTGTACTTGCATCTATCATCAAAGTTGCAAGAAATCTAAAAATCAAACCAACAGAAATCTGGACAGTCGCATCAAGCGGCACACTCAATCGTGGATTGCAATTAGCATTTCCTGATGTACCTGCGTTTGCAGTTGAAGTGGGACATAAGATGAATGACTATGAAAGAGGCAGAGCGAATGTAATGCGATCACCATATAAGTATGATCAACCAATCGAAGAACAATACGCACCCCCATTTCCTAGCGAAAAATATTATGATGCTAAGTTATGGGAATTTGTCAAATCAAACGGAAAGAAAGGAGCATTAGTTTGGAATGTAGCTTAGTTTAATTGTTTAAGGGAAATCATTTATGAGCAGCGAAGACCATAAAGAAAAACGTAGCAAAAGAATTATGAGAGATGGAAATGCAATTCGTAAACAAGTTAAAATTGCAAAAGCTCACGGATTAGATGTATTAGAGGCACATCGATATATAAAACATCATGCAATGAACTGTGGTGATCCTAGATGTATCATGTGTTCAAACCCAAGAAAAACATTTAAAGAAAAAACAATTCAAGAAAAGCGATTTGAACAAAGAGAACGAATTATAGAATGATAAAAGAAAAATATCTCGGTGCATACATGAAGACTGCAAGAGTATTTGCAGAACTCAGTACCGCAAAGCGAAAGAAGGTAGGTGCGGTTGTTGTAAAAGATAACCGCATCATTTCTATTGGATATAATGGTATGCCAAGTGGTTGGACAAATGAATGCGAAGATATGTTTATTAGTCAAAAAGAGATATCGCCTGGCATATTTGATATGGATAAAGTTACTGAATTTAGAACTAAACCAGAAGTTCTTCATGCAGAATCAAACGCAATCGCAAAGTTAGCAAGGTCTACCGAAAGCGGTGATGGTGCAAGTATATTTATCACTTGCAGTCCATGTTTAGAGTGTGCTAAGATGATATATCAATCTGGAATAAAAGAAGTTTTTTATGGTGAAGATTACCGAGATACTAAAGGATTGGATTTCCTATATAAGTGTGGAATAACTATAAAGAAATTATGACAAAACATTTTTATGAACGAAACGATTGGCTGTTAAATCACGAAACAAACAAGACGTTTGAACAAATTCAATGGATGACAGACGATGAATTCAGACAATGGTTTATTGACCTGCGTAAAGCGGTTGTTCATGCTTGGGATGAATTGAATCAACCTCCAAGAGTTGGTTGGGATGAGGACGAGATTCGAAAACAGTTTCGGGAAATGTATGGCTTTCCTGTTCATGAATTCGAACAAGTCGATGAACTCACCGGAGAAAAAGATGTGATTCGTAACACAAGCGTTATTGGTAATGCCG